TCCATTAACAAATGCATCAGGTGCAGAAGGATCGGCAACGATATCAGCAGCAGTTGCTAACTGAAAATCTTCACCAACAACTCTTACACCGTTTCTATCTTCTCTCAATGAACCAACACCACGGGAAGAAACTCCAAGCATCACACCTTCATCGAGAAGTGAAGATGCAATCTTACCCATAGGAGTATTCAGGATTTGTGCCTTTCCTTTGAAATTACTTCCTTCTTGAGTAAGAGAAGTAATCTTATGAGAAACACGATCAAGGTTTACGGTAGGACCATCAGGGTGACCAAGTTCTCCAAGAGCACGTCCTTTCTGAGTAAATGCTTCATTGTATCTCTTTACTTCCTTGGAAAGAGTTTCCATAGGATACATTCTACCGTTACGGTTTTTGATGTCTCCTTGGAGAAAAACTCCTTCAATATACAGTTTCTTACTGGAACCTTTGCCCTCAGTAATAATTTTTACGTTTGAAATTTCTTCGGTGATGAGTTTCATTTGATTATCCAGTAAAACCTACTTTTGTACCTTTAACATCTGTTCCAGATGCTACTGAAACAGTGTGTGTTGGATTTTTTTCCAATAATTCTGTAGTATTTGCCAACATTGTAAAAGTTCCAATAGTTGGTCCTGCATTAGTCTCGGAAACAGTAATCACATAATCAGTAGTGCTTGGATTGGCAAGACGAACAACTGTTGCTTCACTAAAACTTGATCCGGCACCAACTGTATTTGGAACATTAATTTCAGTACCTTTCAGTAAAATCCGTCCCATTATTCTCCCCCTTCTTCGGTAGTTTCTGGTTCATTGAACATGGATGCACCAACAGTTGGGCGAATAGTTGCAATTCTTTCTGCTGATTTTGCAAACAAAACATCTTTAATTTTGTCACTAATATCGGATGCTGACGAATCTGATCCAATCAAATCTACAATTTCTTCCATGAAATTTAAATATATGTATATTTTCTATTTATATCTCAGCAGCTTTACCGTCAGCATCAGCAATTCCACCATTTACCTCTGGTTCCATGGGAACATCACCCAACATTCCCTGTTCACCTTCTTGAGGTAGTGGTTCACCAGTAATAGGATCTACTGCACTTGGATCTGGAATAACTCCATCTTTAATTTCTTTTTCTATCTGTTCGTCCATCTCAATCTGTTCAGAATCAGTCTGACGAAGAACTTTACTACGAACCCATTGAGTCGAATAGTACTTTCCAATATAAGGTTCAATTGTTGCAAGAACACCAAGTCTCTCATTCAACATCTCAGTTTCTTTGAGTTCTGCAAACTGATTGTCATATAAGAAATCATATTGAATGTGATCCGAAATTTTGTTCCAATCTTCGGGCGATACAACATTTTTTAGAATCAATTGAGTCTTCAGCATATCATTGAACATCTGAGCAAATCTCTTTCTCAGACGACCAACAAACTTAGAAAACTTAAGTTCATCTCTCAAAATCTCAGAAGAACGACCAAGATTAAAACCACCATCAGCAGCAATTCTAGACTCAGGAACTCCAAGTGCTCTGTAGAGTTTCTTTTGGAAATACTCAATATCAGAAAGTTCTCCAAGATTCTGACCACCTGGCAACGTAGTGATTTCAGTACCACGACCACCCTCTCTTCTAGGAAGCCAGAAGTCTTCAAGCATACTCATATATTTGCGATCATCACGGATTTCTCCAGTGTTTGCATCATAAACTTGTTTGTTACGATAACGCATCATAACGTCACGTAAATATTGTTCTGCTTTGACCTTTGGAAGATTACCAACATCAATATAGAAGATTCTACGTTCTGGTGCTCTTGAAAGTCTGTAAATAACAAGAGAATCCTCAATCATTCTAAGTTGATTGAGTGCCTTGATTGCTTTATGGAGATATGAAAGAACGGAACCTTTATTTCTATCAACTAATCCAGAAGTGCAATATGTAATTGCATCTTTTGCAATTCTAGTTCCTTTTGATCCTCCGCCACCTGCAATATTGGTGCTTGGATAATTTGGTTTTGGAGTATAAACAAAGTATTCTTCAATCTCTGGTGCAATTCCGTTCTTTGATTCATCACGACCAGGAATATTAGGTCCAATAATATTCTTATCTTTTTTCTTTTCCTGACGAATATATTTCATCTTCATTGGATCAATATACCTCAGTTCTTTGATTCCTTCCTGAGGTTTTTTGAGATCAATTACTTTATGATAATATAAACGACCATCTACATACCAATTTCTAAAAATTTCATGTGACTTTTTATCAAAGTCTAAAAGTTCTTTGATGTATTTAAATTCTTGTCTGATTGCTTTTTTTAATTTATCTGTAGCATTCAGATTTGACAATTCTATTTCAATAGGAGAATCATAAAGATCACTTACAATTGCTTCATTGACGACATCTTCAATTGCACCATCACATTCTGGATGAAGTGCCATCTCACGATATCTTTTAATTAAATCATACTCTGTTCTATATACACCTTCAATATCTACATACGAACCATAAAATCCACTACTAATATAGTTGTCAACCCCATCCTCGTTATTTGCGGGGACGGGGGAAACTATATTCTTGGATTTTTTTTCTGTATCTTCAATAGAAAACCCGAAAAGTTTTGCCATATTATAAACTGACTAGACTGCTATTCTATTATTTAGTTAATATCCTCACCGCCAGCATTAGGAGATGTTCCTCTGGAAGCTTCCCACCATTGAACTTGAAGTTCAACTGTAAACTCTTCAATAGTATCAGTTGTTTCGTAACTTAAGTCAATTGTAGAAATATTGGTTGGGAATGTATCATAGAATCTATAAGATCTAAGAATTCCTCCATCTCTATCTAACTGATAGACATAAGCGTCTGCTTGATATTCATCTGGATTTGTAATTCCAGTGCCATCATTCATTCTATTAATGGTATTCATCCATTTTTCAAAAGCAGAACGAATTGAGAAATCACGATCGTTGATTACGGTGATTGTCCAGGTTTCAAAAGTTCTATCTCCAGCGATCTTTAAAATACGACCTCTGAATGGAACATCAATCGGAGCAACCGTTGATGCTGGAAGTGCTGCTGCTTTTACAAGAAATCTTGATTTTGAAAGAGTATCGTTATCAACCCCAACAGCTGCTGGGAATGCTAATTCAACTTCAAAGAGATTTGGTCTTGCACCACCACCAGCTAACTTACTTTTAAAATCCGTAATTTTTCTTAGTGGAATGTTATTTACTTGTTGACGAGATGCCATGGTTTTTTAACCTCTAGTTTAATTAAACGTTACCGATTACTTCTTCAAAAGAAACGCCAGTTCTAGTGGCAACAAATGTAAGACCGATGAAGTTGATGGATCTTGCTGGTTTAATGAAGATTTCCGCAATGAATTCATTATTATCTATAACAGCGGCAGTATTATTTGTTTCGTCGCAAATTACGACGAAATCGGTAATGCCTCTCTTAGATTGTACATCGCGTAAGAATGGTTCAACAATATTTACGAAATTGGTTCTTGTAATCTCATCGTTGAACTCAAAGAGTTGATCTTTTGCTGCAGCAGAGATTGCATCTTCAAGATAGACAAACAAACGACGAACGTTGACTCTATCAAATGCTGATGCTTTAGCAAGACCAGTCTTGTCTCCAAAGAGAACAATTCCGGCACCAGGTGAGAAGATTACAGGATTAACTCTGTTAGAGTAAAGTCTGTCTCTCTGAATCTTGCTTGGATTGTATGCAAGTTTAACTGCATTGAGGATTGCACCTCTGTTTGTTCCCGCAGGTGAGAACCATGGGAAGTTATTTGCATCGTTTCTAGCACAAAGACCAGCGATGTCTCCATTTAATGGAACATAGCGGAATGTGTTTGAGAATCTATCAAACATGTACTTGTATCCGCTATCAAATACTGCATATGAAGACGATGAAACTGGCGCATAGAAACTGATTACATTATCAGTAATATCAGCATCAGATCTGATATTTACTGCAGTATTATCTGTAGTATCAGTAATTGCAGTTCCTCTGTATGGTGAGATAAATGCGAGTGCATCTTTTCTC